TCATCGCCAACGCCACACGAGAATGCTCGAATGGCGCCTGGTATATTCACTGACTGCAAACGGCGTTGTGGGCTTAAAACCCACAGTACCGATTCGGTTTACATCAGGTCGACCTGACATGGGACGTGCTGCCTCCGTAAAATAACGGAGAAGCATATTCCAGCCAGGAATGACTTGAATAACTGATGATGACTCCTCGACACGCACTCGGTGCAAGACCTTTTGGAGGTTCTTGTCCGTTTTACGCTTGAAGGAGTCTTTGCGTGCAGAAGATACTCTTAGATGTGGGCATGAACTTATGTTCATACTTTCATCGGGAATGGGGCCGTAAACGGCTTCCAAACACCCTACAATATAATTGTAGGTGGAGTATCTTCGCTTATCGTACAGCTGGTTAGCATATGCTATCCAGCTCGTATAAACGTCAGGACGAGGTGACTCATCCCATACAGTCCGGAAACGGACCGGAGTAACGTTTACGCCTTGGAAGGCGTCTACGCCACAGGATTCCCTAAAGGATCCTTGGGTGCAGCTCTTGGCATGGTTGATTTTCAACCCAAAAGCCTCGAGGATGGCCATTGCGCTCGCGGCATAAGCCGTTGGGACAATGACATCGTCGCCATATACAAGAATACTCTCACGAGTATCCGCGTCGGTGGTGTTTGCAGTCAGAAGACTCCAAATAGATAACGCCATCATGGGGAAGCATAATGCTGAACCCATGGGGGCGAACTTTCGGAGAACAAGCTTCTGGCCGCTTGGCATCACTGTTGAAACACTCCTCGCTACATCCGTGAACCTTGTGAGGTTTTCGGGAAATAGAAGGTGAACTAGATCAACGGAAACGCGATCCGAGGCCTCTTTGAGGTCAAGGGTCGCATACCTTCCAGTCGAAGAGCCCAGTAGGGCTCCCCGTTGGTTGGGTCCTTGATCGGTGAAGAAGACATTGTGTTTTGTTAACACATGGCCTTCGACCAACCTATAAATGGCCTGGCTTAGACCTTGCTGAATCCATTGAAAATCAACGGGTTCGCAAGATATTAACCTAGGCCCGCGGGAATCTTTCGGTACAAGTAATACTTGTGCAGAATGATCCGTGGCAGTGACAGTATCGAAACTGTCATAGCTATCACAGACATGCCCAGTCGATGCACAAAAATAAGCATCGAAAGGGTAAACTTCTGTAATCCGGTGACTGACATTCGTCCAAAGGAATTTGGCCGAGAGACGTTCCTTAGTAGAAACGACTCCTGGACCATGCCTAGGGATAATGTCATAGCCATCAAACGACGAGAAAAGCTCAGTCAAGAGCTTCCTCGCCTCGCGAGCAACTCGTGTCAGGTTAGAAGTAGAAAGATCTTGCTCAGAATCATAAAGATCCTGGTAAGCCTTTCCTCGTCTTCTGACGCGATTAGACTCATCGAGCGCATCCCGCAATATAGCGAGGTTAGCATCAGAATGAGTAAGATCCTCCTCTGCTTCAACGAAGCAGTTGAGGACTTGTTGTTCTTGTGTTTCTGAATACGGGATCTCATATTTATAGAATGAATATAAGATTTGCCGTATGACTTCGACGCATTGCGCGTCCGGTTCCAGAAGGATAGTTCCATCTTGTTGGAATATATGTATGAAGAATTCTCCAAGAAACTTGGGTAATTCACTGTTAGGCATGGTTTCAAACCCGTGCTCAGCAGCTGTCATACGTATAACTCCTGTAAGTGCCTTATCTAGGCATTTACCAAGTTGGGGCAAGGTTTTCGTTAGAAAACCAATTCCTTCGAAACGTACTCTCTGACTAACCTTTTGACAAGTTAGCTTGAGAGCACGAGCGTTGAA